AAGCGATCAACCGCGAGAACCCTATGGCCCCGCTCCGCGAGATAACGAACCATATTGGAGCCGATGAATCCGCTGGCTCCGGTGACCGCTACGTCCACAGGTGACTCCTTGAACGATAGAGGCCCTCATCACCGTGAACCGTGTTGGCGCCCTTGAGGTAGGTGTCATCCATCGAAGCCAGTCCCCAAGCCCAGTGGATGTGCTCGACGCATGAGCTCAGGCAGGGCGCGAACTCACCACGGAACTTCGCGGTCGCAATCGCCTCAGTGTCCGTGTAGTTATGGATGTAGCCCTCGTGCAGCAGTGGGTAGGCCCCGTCAACCGTGCCCCGGTTGCAATACTCCCGCGTCACGAGGTAATGCGTCGCGTGAGTGCCGGCGAGGACTTCCGGGTTATGCATGTCATTCGTGCCCACGACCGCGAAGTCCTGCGATACCTCCAGCAATGGCTGCAACCATCCGTCGTGGAAGTGCAGGTCATCGGCAGCGATCAGCAGGTAATCGTGCGTCGTGTGCTCCACTGCCGTATTGATCGCTCCGGAGTAGGACGCGCTGCGCTCATTGATGACGTACGTCCGTTGCGCAATCTCTATGGCCTCAATGGTCTCGCGGTCGTGCTCCTCGACGATGAAAATAGGGTCGATGAGATTGCGTGGCGCGGTCGGCTCCAAGTCATCGATGACGCGCTGGATGTTTGCCGGCCTGCCGAGCGTGGGGATGAGTACGGCAATCATGCTGCCACCGCCTCCCACCATGATTCTGCGGCAGTGCTCACCAGTTCAGCGAGATAGTCAGGGTTATTCCAGCCGCGAACACTGGTCACTCCCACGTTTTCATTCGTGATACAGACACAACCTGACAGGACGGCCTCAATCGTGGCGCGGCTCTCGGACTCGAAACCGACCGGCAGATGAATGAACCAGCGTGACTCAGCCATCGCCGCGAGGACTTCCTCCCGTGGCCTGTTCGTCAACTGCCGCAGCTTGATGCCGTTCTGCGCGGCATACATCGCGGCCTTTCGCGGCCCCTTGAGATCATGCCAGCGATTCGCCCACACGGCGTGATCCTGCTTATCCGTCTGCCAGCACTCGCTGGGATTCATCGGCGATAGAACGAGGCAGACATCCCGTGGCGTGATCCATTGCCGCTCACGTTCCAGGTGGGCTGGAGTGTGAAGGATGAGAACGTGCGCCGCCTCAAGTAGGTGAGCGCGCGCTGGGTTCCGTGTCTGCAGGTGATGCAGAAAGACAGCGGGCTTCATCTCAGCCAAGGCGTACATCGCATCATCGGTCAGTAGATCCGTGCCCGTGATGACGAGCCGCTCGGCATCAAGGGCGCGTTTCCATTCCTCCGGGCCGATCAGTTCGACCTCGACACCCTGAGGTGCGGCAGCTATAAGAGCCGCGTCGGTCATCTCCGCGCCGCCCACATACTTGCCGGGCAGGTGAGCAGGATGCTCGGAGTCAGTCTCGCGCGGCAGGTGATGCGTCAACCAGGTGAGCTTCATGCCGTCACCGTCGCCAAGTACGGCTGCCAGTATTCCGCCCACACCTTGTCCGCGTCATACTTGAGCGCGTGCTGGCGAGCCTTCTCGCTGCGTCCCTGACCGCGCTTGTACGCCTGCTCGAGCGCGTCAACGATGCTAGGAATGTTCGGGGTGTTGAACCACGCGAACTGTGCCCCGTCCCAGAACGGTTGACCTTCCGTCAGCCATCCATCGCCGAGCAGTTCCGGCTGCGCCGAGAAGTTATTGGCGATAGCCACGCATCCGGCCATCTGCGCCTCGATCAGGGTGAGGCCGAAACCTTCGCCCAACGTTGGCGCCAAGAGCACGTCGATCCCGTTGTAGATCGCGCCCATGGTCTCGTTCGGGATGCCGTTGTGCATCGCGTGCTGATTCACGAACTTGAAATGTCGATTCTCTTGCAGCCCGCAAGCCTTCAGCAGGAGATCTAGGATCAGCCCGTTGTGGCGGCCATACCGCTCAGTGTGCAGGTACAGGCGCGCGTCAGGCTTGTCCTGCGCGAAGATGCTAAAGGCGAGAATGTTCTCGGCCCACGCTTTGCGGTGGATCGTTCCGCCGCCGCCAGCCTTGTTCGCATTGATGCAGCCGACGATGAACACATCCTCATCCCAGCCGATGAGCTCGCGCCCAGTCTGGCCTTCATACGTTGCGCCGGGGTAGTAGAGCGAGGACTCGACCGCCATCGGGATATAGAGCGCCTCCACTCCGGCGCGCTCGATCTCATCCTGGCCGAACTTTGTCACCGCGATAGGCGTGATGTTCTCGCGCTGCAACGTGCCGAGCACGTTCGGCGGCACGGGCATATGGTCGACCATGGTCCAGACCGCCGTGGGGATGTCTCCCCACATCTTCTCATCCATCGTCCACGCATCGAACAGGCAGACGCAGACAGCTGGACCGGGATTCTGCGCGGTCCACATCTTCCAGTTCGGCAGAACCGTGTCATTGCTATACGGGTCGACGCCCATGGGGAAGATTGGGATGCCTTCGTAATCCGTCGTGGTCCCGTAGATCCCATAGTTGCAGTTCACGGCCACATGGTGGCCGTCGCGGTACATGCGCTCCACGACCTGCTTGGTCTGAGTACCGTAGCCCGTCCCAGTCCAAGGTGCATTCGAGTGCCAAAGAACAGTTGTCATCGCAGGATTCCTTCATGCGCAGGTGTTCGCAGGGTGACCCGAGGGCGCCAGTCCTGCGCCCTGACGCCCTCGGGGGTAGGTGAGGAAGGGGCCGAGGATTGCCCGGCCCCTTCCTGTCACACCGTTGGATCAGGCAGTGCCGCCGCGGAAGAACTTCACCGCGTCGGTACGTCCACCACCGAGGTCGCCACCAACGCGCACGCGCGCCTTGAAGGCGATCTGGTCCGACGTGAAGTAAGCCTCGTCGGAGCGGACGATCTCGATGCCGCCGACCAAGCGGGTGTGGTACGCCCGCAGGTCGCCGAACACAACCGACTTGCCCGTGAGGGTTGCCGAGGCAGCCGCCGTGCCGATTGCCGGCATGAACGGGTTCTCGTAAACCGGGTAGGCGAGCAGTCGACCGACCACGCCAGCATCGGCGTACGGGTTGAACAGGTACGAGCCGTTATTGTCCTTGAGGGCTCGAACCGTTCCGAGGGTGGCGCGGCTCATCATAAAGCCTGCACCCGGCTGCGCAGCGTAAACGCTGTCGACGGCGTGCATCAGGGTGATGAGATTGTCCGCAGTCGGGGCACCGCCGACACCCGTGCCGCCGGTCACCGCAGGCGCGGTGCCGAGAGCGAAAACGAGACCGTTCGGTTGAACGGTGCCCGTTCCCTGGGTGAGCACGTTGCCGATAGCCGTACCGAGCGCGAGACCCATCTGACGACCGAGGAAACCGACGAGATCGATCCCGGTGTCCTGCAGCAGCTCGGAGCTGACCAGAGTCAGCGTGCCGAACTTGTGCGCACGGAGCGTGATGCTCGTGAACGTCGGATCGGACTCGGCGTAGGTCGCGCCCTCAGCGGTTGCGGTGCCGTTAGTTATGTGGAGGTGTCCGGCGGGACGCTCAGGACGAACACATCGGCGGATCGCTCAGATGTGCAGTAAATGGGGGTTAGAGTCCGAGAGCCTTCTCGGCCAGCGCCAACTTGGCGGCGAGGATGGAGGTCGGCACAACCGGATCGGCAATCGGTGCAACCTTGTCCACGATTGAACGCAGGAGCTGTGCCTGGTCGTCCGTCAGTTCACCAGACTGCAGGGCTGTCATCGCATCGGTCAACTCGTCAAGATCCGTCGCGGTACGCATTGCGAGCCCCTGCAACTTGCGCACGCTCGCGGTCGTCTGCGGGTACGCCGGGACGCCGGTCACCACGCTGACCTCATGCAGCTTTGCAGCCATCAGGGTGCGCTCTGTTCCATCATCGGACCATGAATCCTTGACCGTGGAGAAACCGAAGCTCATGCCAGTGATATCGCCCCTAGAGACGAGTGTCCTGATATTGCGACCGTCGGTAGTGTCCGGGAGATCGATCTCGACGTAACCACCATCGGCGCGGTCATCGATGCGCAGTGTCTTTGCGCGCGTGGATCCGAGCAGCATCTCGTCATTGTGATTGACGTAGGCGCGGATATCGACGCGCGACTTCAGCGAGCGCGTGAACGCGCCGGGCTGGATACGCTCCGTGAACCCGTGACCGAGCGGCAGGCTGGGGACGTTGTATCGCCAGGCGTAGCCGCCGAACGTCATGCCGTCGCCATCCTCGGCTTGGCGGATCTCGGTGATCTCCGCATCGAACCTGCGGAACTCGACCTTGCTCATATCTGCGGCCCTCTCGTCAGCCTGCCATGCGTTGCAGTAGTGATCGCCACGCACATAGTCGTCCCAGCGTTCGCACCAGGCTTTGTCGCCCTGCACCATCGCCTCGTTGTAGAAACGGCAGTTGCCGCACGCGCGCCCCTCAGGGACGTCTGGTGACAGCGCTGGCCGGTAGTTGTCGGGTAGCGCACGGTCCTCTTGCAGCATCTCTGCCTGCCTCTCCAGCCAGCGCCTTGCCGGTCCTGGGTCCAAGGGGTTGATTCCCCATAGGTAGTGAGCGACAGCGCCAGCACCCGGCCATTGCGGGTGATCGGGGTCGCGGTTCTTAGGTGCCTCTAGGTCCACGGCGTGACGCGCGGCCCACGCATTGGCTCGAATCACCTTGCTATCAGACATGCGGCCCTCGGCCATCTCGCGTGCCTCGCGGATAGTCTGGTCCGTCAGACCGTCGCCGCCGAAACCCTCGCGCCTCAGTTCCAAGCCACGCGCAGCCGCGTCACGGACATACTCAGGGACGGACACCTGTCGGACTTCCACGGTCCTCGACCCTGAATACCGTGGATGATCTGGATGCAGTAGGTCATTGTCGCCGATGTAAGCGGAGTTCTCCGGTCGGCCCGTGCGCGCGAGGAACAGAAACGCATTGACGCGCGCCATCGCCCACGCCCCGCGCGTCACTCCAGGTCGATGACTGGTCGAATAGGCACCAGCGCCGCGACGGTAAACCGAGCGTAGAGCGCCAAGCCGGCCCTCTC